CCGGTTGCCTGTTTCAACCTGCCTTATTGATTTTGCTAAATTTACAACTTGCTGATCTAGTCCCATTTTATTTACCAGCTAAATCCACCCTCTGCTGCTCCTCCGCTAGTTTCCGGTTGAGCTGCTTGATTTAGGACATTTATTAGATTTGTGAAATGTTTTTTTACCTTGTTTAAATTTGCTGTCAATTGTTCTGAGCTTTGTCCGATGTCTAGTGAGGCTAGTGTTGACTGTAAGAGTCTATTTTCCATTTCAGATACTTGACCCAAGGCTCCACCTGTTGGTGAGGCTGCTCTCATTGCTTGCAGTGCTGAAAATCCAACGACTGCTTTAACGGTGTCAATCTTTTTATCTAAGTTGAATGCCGGGGTGCCTGGTATCTTGGATGTTGCTGCTCCAGCTATTCCAGTTGTCAAACCGTTAATCATTGGGGTCATTTCATCGATGGTACTCATAACGACTCCTGCTTGTTTGATAGCGTCCTTACCTAGCTTTGTTAGACCTCCGAGGATTGTCTGAGCTTTTGCTACGTCAGTTCGTAGGTCTTGAGGCACATCTGACAATTTTGCCTTTCCTGCATTAATTAAACTTGACCAGTAGGATGCGTCAGCGCTTACGATGTTTGAGTCTCCACCTCCTGCTAGTCCAGCGTTGGATGCGATAATGTTTCCAGTCGCATCATATCTAACTTGGTCTTTTCCTAAAGTAAAGTCATCAGCGCCTGCTGTCTCTGGTGCCTGAATAAATGATTTTGTTGTTGGATCGTAGAATGATGTTCCTGAAATTGGAGCTTTAGCAGCGTCTTCCCTGGCCAACTTGGCTTCTTCAACACCAACCATAAATTTGCTACCCTCTAATGCAGCCGTCCTTTTGGCCTGTAATAAAGCCGCCTTGTCTGCCAATGGTTCTGCAAGGTCTAATTTCCTTTGTTCTAAGTGTTGTTGTCTTCCTGTTATAAATTCCAAAGGAATTGGTCTGTTACCCTCTCCTGTATATGCTTTGCTGAATGATTCTTGAAGTTTATTTATTTCTTCCTGGTTAGCAATTTCTTCCGGTGTCAAATTTAGGTTTGATTGAAAACTACTAATTGCTGAATCATATCCAGGTGTTGCACTTACTCCTGATGTTCCTGGTGCAGACGGAGTTGCCGACGCACCATATGTTGATGATGCTGGTGTTGCTGGAACCGATGGAGTGGCCGAAGGAGCTACTGTTCCTCCTGTTGCCGTATTTATAGTTTCTCCGCTTGACGTTCTTGGTGCTACTGGAGCAACTGGCGCCGTTGGAGCGGATGGTACAGGAGTATAATTTGGAGCTTGACTATAATTTATTTGATCAGCCTGTGGTACTGGAGTAAATGCCTGCGATGGGTCTTGTGTGAAGTTTTGTCCTGCCAGTGGTTCCTGTGTGTAATTCTGACCAGCTAATGGGTCTTGTGTATAGTTTTGTCCACCATTATTACTCAATGTTATTGCTTCTCCGGGTCTTATCAAATTTGGATTTGCTTGATACTGAGGATTTAGTTCTAGCAAATCTTTTAGTGACATTCCGTTCTGACTTGCAATCGCTGAAAGAGTATCTCCATTTTTTACTGTGTACGGAGCTTGAGCAGATTGTTGTGATACTTGTGGCTGTGCTGGAGTATAATTCAAAGCACCCGACGATTGGTTCATCGCTGGAGTTGGTGTATAGTTTTGCTGGCTAGAGTTTATTGGAGAATAGCTAGTTGTTGGAACTGCCGGGGAACTCATTTGTGTTGTCTGACCAGTAGTTTGGCCAGGAGCAAAAGCTTGGCTTGCTCCAGACAATCCAGAGAATGCTTTTTTGAATGGATCAAGAAGTGATGGTGTTGCTGGAGTCATATTTTTATAAACTAATCGTTAGGTTTGGATTTATATAATTATTCTGATCTGTGCCGTCGTCAATAACCATGCTTGTATTTGTTGATGACCATGTCTTCACTAAGTCAGCAATTCGTCCTGTTGGGAGCCCTCCTCCTTGTCCGAAGTTTCCGTGTTGTGATAAATAAGCAGCTCCTCTTGCATCAGCTTCTTTTGCCCAGTATGTTCCGGCTGCATGTAACCATGGGAGTTCTTGGTATGCCTCTGGCAATAATGGCATTTGACCTATTGTATAAGAAGCCGATCCGGCTACTATTCCTGTTCCACCATACGCTCGAGTCAATGTCATTGTAGTTGTGCTTGGTACTGCTGAAATTTCATACCACAGACCGTCTCCGGTATTAGTAGTATTTGAATAAGTAATGCGTATATAACGGCCTACCATCTGAGCTGTCCAGCTAGTGCCGAATCCGACGATTGCAGTCGTGCCATTCGTTGCCGTTAGAATTGTACCAGTAGTATAGTCAGCTACACTAAGATCAATGACCCTAGATTTTTGAGTGACGTTTATAGTGTTACTAGCGCTGGCAGGAGTTGGCCACAAGTAAAGTTGGCCGCTAAATACGAAATACCACTCAGGGTAGTCAGAAGTATAGCTTGTTTCGTTTAATCTATCCCAATGATCCTTGCTTGGAGACATTTTTGCAACATATGTTTTGTCAGAAACTTCAACAGAGACTGCTCTGACTTGATCGCAGTCATAAGGTAATGAATAAGATTGCTGATCTGCAACAGTTGTCAGTTCTCTCTCCCTTTCAAGAAATGGCCAATCTTTAACAGCACAAATCGACCTATAGTCATCGTTTGCTAGTTCGTCTCCTATAGTTAAGTTAGCCGCACTTGAGTTTTTTGTTAAGACGCCATATAATGTGCGCCCTTGAGTATAACTTTTCATATTTTTATTATACCACTGTTAGCTCAACCTTAACAGTTACGTTTGCAACTGATGTGAGTGTCCCTGTATCTTCAAGCGCCAACCTGTCGCCTGCGATCAGAGATCTATTTGATAATGTTGAAGAAAGCACTCCGGTTTGAGTTGTGTTGGCCGTAGATTTTAATGATAATTCTGTTGACAAAACACTATCCCCTGATCCGAGAGCTTCTGTTCCTGAAAGCTTCTCTATTCCTATTGTTACTGCTCCCGCGTCATCTCCGGCTGTCTGATGAACTTCCATGACACTAATTACTACACAGGCCACTGGTACTATGTAAAATACCCCATAATTCGTTGCTGTGGCTGCGTCTGTGCCATAGATAGTATGATTTATGTATAATGTCTTGTTTTCAATGTTTGCGTACTGAATATAGCTAGAATCGAATCCATCGTGGAAATGATCAACTAATTCTGGATTTTTCTTCTGATTAGAAATATAAGAATTAATTATATCAATTTGAGACTGTAATTCTTCCGGTGTTTTATTCTTTTGTTTTGTCTTATCTATCATGGGTATAGTCTTACTTCTGCAAGTTCCATTTGAACCACGCCAATTGCTCCATCATTCATTTCAACCTGAATTTGTATGTTATCTAAATCTATTAATCCTATATCCGGTGTTGAAAAAATATAGGTTGAACTGTCAGCAGCGTATGAATCAATTTCAACAAATGAGCTAGTCAAGTCTTTACGATAGCTAATTTTTATATTGCCATCTGTTGCTGGATTGGCCAACACCACTTCAATGTGAGAGTATGTTGCCTTACCTACTTTTGTTGCAACTTTATAAAGAGGTGATTGAACAACTGTCTCGAGTGAAGTATATAGAATTGATCCATACTGAACTGAATTAAATGAATCTGCTCCTCCAGCATATCCCATTATATAAAATTCATCTTTTGCCCATATGGCGGTTGCATTTGTTTGCCCTGTTGATGGAGTATTATCAACTGAAAGTCTGCCATCTGGCCACACTCTCCATACTCCACTATTTCCACCTGCTCCACTAACTCCAACCAATAGAGATCCATTCACTCCAGCTATTCCTCCCCATGTTATTGGATTAGATGATATTGTATGAGTATTTCCAGCTGCATATGTAGGTATCTTTTTAAAATTTTTGACATATGATCCTTGTGTAATATAAATATCTCCCCATGTCCCGGCTAAGATATAGACTGTTCCTCCGATATTTTTCATCTTCTTGATTCCAGTTTCTGGAACTGCAATTGGCAAAGTAAATGAATCACTGATTCTATTCCAAGGATATATTTTATTGAATGTATCTCCACCAATAAGTAGATTGGTTCCTAGCTCTTCTAGGCATTCAGCTTTCTCGCGCGGTGGCAGGTCAAGCGCTTGGTTATTATAAGTACAGGTTTCATTTCCTGATTCAGTTGCTCCTGGAACGAATACCTCATCAACTTTTTCAATAATACTTCCAACATACCGATCATCACAAAAGTAAATCGCAGCGTCTTGGGCTTCAATAGCTTCATGACTATTACTTGATCCTGCTGCTGAATTTAATGATGCCCATCCGTTAGCCCACGCCAATGCTTCAATTGCTGTTGAATCATAAACATCAATCACATCAATAAGTGCATTTCTAAATACAAATAAAAATGTTGAGGTTGTACTTGAAAATGGTGTAATTGCAAGTCCATCCCCATTTGCATTTGTTACCGAAGAAGACCCAGTGTCAATCGCTGAATTATGAAGCAAATAGGCCCTGGTATTACTTGGTATAAACCAAATCCTACCCTTAGAGCAAACCATGTATTTATTGTTTGCCCTAGTATCTTCTACTATATGTTTAATAGTTCCTATCGGTACTTGGTGCATTGTGTGAACTCCTGTACCTGTATCTGTTATGTCAATTTCAGTGCCTGATGCTGATCCAACTGAATTTTTATAACTTGTTGCTACTTGAAATGTTTTAGTAGTTACTTTTATTAAAAAATATATAGTATTAATTGCTAATCCAGCCGGCAGGGTATCTGTTGTTGTAAAATATACAGCCGCACCTCCAAAATTCTGCGCATTTCCTTCAACGTCTGACACTGTAGTACAGACATCAGTTCCGGCATCAGCCGTGAATGTCTGTTCTGTTATTAAGTGAAATAATGTTCCTGGCTTTTTACCTACTCTGACTGCTCCTGGGAAGCTATCAATATCTGCATTACGAAAAAGTCCGAATCCCTTGTGAGGAGAATCAGCCATTGCTTGATCGAAGTCTTTTATTATTAATGGTTCTTGTACGCTACTCATTTATTTGTTTTTATAAATTCAAGTATGCTTTTATTAACTTCATTAGAACTTTTCATTTCATCTTTAAGCTCACGGATTGCTCCTAGATGTTTTCCCTGCATCTCTCTATCTTGAGTTCGCTGATGATTAATAGTGTCAGTAAATTTTTCAGTATTAGATTGATTTTGGCAAACTAATGTTTCAATATATTTAGATTTTTCTTGTGCAGTTTTTATAAAATAATTAATTATTACTTTTAATAGCCAACCAAGCAGCCCGGTTACGGTTACTAATATCGCAATAAATTCTACAGTTGTTTCCCCTACCATTTTATATGATTGTTATTTTAGGTACAAATGATGATATGGTATCGCTAGAGACAAAAGATACTATATTTGTTGTATTTATGCCAGAAGATACAGATGTTTGAGTCATACTTACCTGTCCTGCTGGTGTCTTTGGGTTAGATGAATAAGCATACATTACTCCACCTGCACTATCATCAGTTGAAATAGCAGTTGAACCTGTTCCAGCGTTTGGTTTTATATTACCAGAGTTCCAACAAATAACAAAACAGTTATCAGATACTGTAGTTAGAAGTGAAGCATAAGAAGTTACATTACCAGTATTATATGATTCTTCTGCGTCTGGTTGTGATGTCTGCTCAGCCCCAGTATAAGATACAATAACTAAGTCAGATAAAGATGCTGGTGAATAAGATACTACTACATTATTTGCTCCAGTTGCAGGAGCAACCAGCATAAACATTGCAGTCCAATAGTTATTGTCATTCTTAACGCTATTAACTTTTGTCATTGAATCTCCATCGTAAGTTATGCCAGTAATACAATCAGTTCCATTAGCTTCACCATAACGAACACCAACAAAAAGAATAAGGTCTGAACCAGTACAGGTATGAGAGACCGTACGGCTTGTTTGACCAGATTGACCAAAATCCTCTGTCACGCTATCTAGTGTTGCCATATATTTATTCTCTTACGGCCATATAGACTGTTAGTCCTTTGGCTGCTGTTGTATGAATTGAATCAATATCTATTGTGATTATATTTCCGACTGCTAAAGCTGTAGTAGTTAGGTCTGGTGGAGTTGCTGCGGTAGTGGTTGTCTTCTCGGTTGTATCAATATCTAATTTGTTTGTAGTCATTATTGAGGTTCCACCAATACTAATATCAACTACCATAGTTCCTGTAGTTCCAGCCGTGCTATTTGTGGCGTATAAATAAAATGGAGATGAATCGCTCTGCAAGATTGTTCCGGCGATTGGAGATACAAAATCTCCCGCGATATTACTTGCTATTGCACAGTCGGTTGCGGCTTCAACTAAATTAAAAACCAACCATCTTATATTTCTTTTTGATGCTACAAACTGATCAACTGGAATTGCGCGGGTAGTGTCTGTCCCTGTATCAATCTCGGAAGCAATTGCTAATTCAACTTTTCCGGCTGCCGTACCGCTTGCAGCGCTGACTAGGTCAGTTACGTCTGTATCTACGCTCACAAGGCCTGAATCTGCTCTTATAAGGCCAGTTAGGGCTACTGGTAGAGTTACTGCTGTGGTGAACGTCGGAGAGTCTATTGGTGCTTTAGCGTTTATTTGCGATTGTACTGCTGATGTTAGGCCCTTGACATAACTTAGCTCAGTTAGTGATGGATAAGTCGCTACAGGCGCTGAAACGATGTTTTTTGAAGCATCTGTGATGAGTATTTCTGACGCTGTTAGATAATCTCCATTTATAGAAGTGTCAACAATCAATGGCATGTCAATTTTCATACCAAGTATGTTTGCATGGCCTTTTGCAATGTGATAATAATCATCAGTGTCGTCTATCTGATGTGTTATATATTGAGGAGCTGTTCCGTTGGTTAAATATCCCCATAGTTTGAATGTAGGGCTAGTTGTTATATCACTCTCTCCAATGGTGAAGTCAATTGCTCTTCCAACGGTATCGACATCATATATTTTAAATGCCGTATTGATACATATTATATCTGTTCCCCATGTATATTCAAAACCAGCTTGAGAAGTTACAACGGTTGGGTCTGCCATTTTAAAGCCTACACTCGATTCTCCAGTTATACCTTTTAGAACAAGAGTATCTGCTTCTATAATTCCTGCATTTGATAATACTGAACCTACTGGAGAAAGCATAGAAACATATCCAAGCCCAGAACCAGTAGCATCAAATTCACCAACCGTCCAATTAGAGTTTGCTGTACCAAATACCGAACTAACACCACCACTCACTGGTCCTGCTACTGTCAAAGCGTCTGTTGTTTTGTTATATACAATTCCGGCATCCCCACCTAAAACTGAACCGCCATCATTAAATTGTACTTGAGTGTCGCTTCCTGCTGCTCCAGCTGATACTGTGTCCCATGTTGGATTTGCTCCGGCTCCCTGTGTTTTTAAAAATTTGCCTGATGTCCCTGGTGCCAAATTTACCCAGGCTGTTCCGGTATAATAAAGAATATCGCCTTGGGCCTCGGTAGTTAATGTTACGTCAGTTAGGTCTCCCAAGTCTCCTGCTACGGCAGATACAAGTAATCTATGAGTTGTTGGATCTGCCCATAAAACTACAGGAGTCACACTATCAACATTCGATACTGCCAATAATGTTGTTATGCTATTTTGATCACGTTTTGCTTCTGCCATATTTTTATAGTTAAGTTGATTTTATTAATAGACAACCACTTGAATCGACATAGAGTGGAACTGGTGTTGTGCCATCTGCATTTGATGTGGCCAGCATAACTGCTTCGCCATTTTGGTCCCGTTCAGCATTATCTTGGCCAAAATCACTTCCGGTTGCTCCGTCAGCTATGTCAAGAACATGTGTTCCTGCCGTAGCTTTTACTAATGAAATTGTTTCTCCATCAGTATTTAACACACCTATTAAAGATGATACTAAATTGTTGTCATTTCCTGCTGTTGTCATATTATTTAATGCCTAGGTGCTCCTTAGCTTGCTCCAGGGCTTTATAGTTACTTCTGAGTGTCTTTTCTCTATTATACAATGTAATGTCTGTTTTGTCTTGTTCTTCCGATCTAATATCTAATGTTTTTTTAATAGTATTTAACTTCGATTCTATTTCATTCAGCTCTAATGTTTTATCGTTTAATTTAGTAATTGCATTTGTTACCTTAATCCATTCATCCTTTGCTCTCTCTATGGATTTTTTTGAATCATCTTGTTCTATTATAACACATTTTTCATTCTCAATTATTTTTTCTTCCTTTTCATCAAGTGACTGCATCTGGTCACGGTTAGCTTCTGCAATTTCTTGCAATTTTTCTCTATCTTTTTCCAAATCTTCTTTTTGTTTTTTAACGTCAATTTTATCTGTTCTTGCTTCGGCCAAGAGTATCTCAGCTTCTTTTTTAATTTTGTCAATTGGTTTAAGTAATTTTTTGCGTTCATTTTGTAGTTTGTTAATCTCTTTATTAAGCGTCACTTTTTCAGTTGCTTTTGCTTTTTTATATTCTTCAAGGTCTTCGTTAATTTTTTTAATTTCATTTTCTGAGTTCTCCCTGGCAACATTAATTTGAAGCACGAGTCGATTCTCTTCATCCCTTAACTTATCTGCCCTTTGCTTTGCTTCATCTAGTATTTCAGACTTTTGTTCTTGAATCTCTTTTTGATTTAAAAGTTCCATATAATTAATTATTATTTTTTAAACACGTCAGGATAATCTTCTTTTATTGAAGCTATTTCCTTTTCTAATTTTTCTACTTTTAGCAATACTGTTTTAGCATCCATTTTGCGTGTATTTGTGGTTACAACTTCATAGCTACCGTCATCTTTTTTAATTATGCTTTTCTTTGTAGATAAATTTCTCAATGAATCTAAACTTGGTATTTTTATAGTCATATTTTTTATTATTTGCTTGATATTAATCTTGATCCTATTGTGTCTACTTGATAATGAATACCTGTTGTTTCTAATAAAGCATCGCCAGCGTATTCATTAGCACTCGCAGCAATTCTTTCTAGCGTAAATAAAAATTGATCTCCTATATTAAAGTTAGTGCCTGTAATGGCCGTGAAGCTACAAATAATAGATTCATATTGTGTGTCGAAGTCACATTCAGCAGTTATGGGGGTGGTCGCGTCTAGTGTAGCTCCCATCTGTGCCAAAGTATAAGTTAATTGCCACTTAACTTTGTCTGTTCCTGTTGGAGCTGTTTTTCCCTGAAAATGTACATGGAATGTAAAATCACTACCTTCCTTGTAATCATGTTGCAATTCAAAGCTACCATGCACTTTTTCTCCTACATCAAAAGCTAAAGTTGTTATTCCTGTGTCTGTTCCGGTCTCGTCATCAAATGTGTCTATGTCCGGCTGTGAACTTGTTGGTCTAGATAATTGTGCCGATCCTAAGTTTATATCTTTCCATACAGCCTGAACAAGCTCAACTGTTTTTTCTGATCCACAATCAACCTTTAGGTCATCGTTTGTTACAATTTTTAAATTAGTACCATCGTCTGTTATATAGGAATTAATATCAGCAAAATATATATTTCCAGAAAAAGAAGCATCCTTCCATCTTAAATCAGAAGAACCTAGATCATATGAATCATCATCTGAAGGATTCCAGTCTAGATCGGCTGTAAAATAAAAATTAGCCAGGTCACATACAATTTCGCCTGTTGATGAGAAATCAGTTTTTCCAAATAAAAGATTGCATGTATCCGTGTCAGAATAATCAAAAATAGCAAACCTATCATATGTTCCGATGGCATAAGGTATTGGTATAACCGGTGAGGATGCCTTTCCTATGAGTAGTGGAATATAAACATGTCCTGCTGAAATTCCTGTCAAATCGAGATCTATCTCACTGGTCTCTAAATATGTATTATTGACCCCGGTAGTTATTCTTAAATTATCATCAAATAAAAAGTAGTTTTCATCTTCCATCCACGAAAGAGAGCCTGTGTTGGACGTCCCTATAAACTGTAATGTTACATCTGAATCAGCGGTGGAATTTCTGAAATTAAAATTATTGTCAAAATAAACATCTAGGTCGCCACCATTGTCACTACCTATTTTTGTAGTATTTACATTGAATTGAATATATTGTTCAGTATTACCAAGTTTCCAATCATACCCAGTCTCATCAACAATACCATATGCATTAGTTTGGTCACCAGCCCTTAAATCCCAATCTGAGATTTGTAGACCTACGGCACCAAGTAAGTTGGCTGTTCTTGTAGCATCAACAGATTCTATTGATATCTTCTGTCCAACAATAAGCATATACAAGTTATTACAAGTCTCTGCTGGAGTTTTGTCCTCTACACTAATGAGTTGGCCTATACTATAAAAAACAAAGTCTGATGTAGCGTCATTTATTATAGGTGCTACTATTAATTCTGCAACTAGCGGGATGTTACTGATTGACATGTCTTCTGTTCCTGAATACGTAGCATCAACGTTTAATCCAAAATAATGAACAGCATTAATCTCTGACTGTCCTGTTGCATAATTATTAATTGTTCCTGTTCTATTAGACTTAACAATCATTGCTGCGTTAGCATATGTATTTCCTGCACCAACTGGATCTGAACTATATGTAGCTATATCATATATATTAGAAGAAACATAAAAAGAACCGTCACCTTCCCAATCAAGATAGCCAGCCGGGTTTGTGCCTTCAATATAAAAACCTTGAGGCATATAAATTAAATTATTTACCCCTGAATTTGAATAGCTTGTAAGCTGATTAAATGTTCCTGTGAGGTCTCCTGGGTCAACAACTGTGTCTATAGTAAAATTTGTAGTCGCGTTTCCTAGATATGCTTCAGTTGCTATAAAATCTCCACCGACGTGAAGTTTGGCTGATGGGGAGCCTTCTCCTATTCCAACTGCGCCTCCTACCTTTAACATGATATTAGGGTCGCCACCGTTCCAGTCTCCTATAGCCAAATCATAATAACTTGATCCATCATATGGGAGCATTCTGCAAGTGGTCCCGCTTAGTACGTACATTTCAAGATATGCACCTATGCCTGAAGGATGACTTCCTGAGCCATTAGCCAACACCATTTCGGTTTGTACTATTCCTGATGCCGTTATATTTTCTACTGATGTTATATCTCCGGTTGTGGCAAAATCTCCAGTACCTATATTCATTGATCCGTCGGTAGATAGTACAACGCTATCTGTCCACTGAGTGAGCTCTGTGTGCTCTGAGAGGTTTAAATGGTAGTATTGGTCAGTTGTGCCTCCCTGCTTGCCTGAGGTATCGTTATGGGCCACTGTGGCCGTTCCTGCGACCCATGCTATCCCATTCCAGGTATATTGCTTGCTTTCATCTGTCACTATGATTGCCCATCCATTAGCAGGAGTCTGAAAAGTCCACTGGACAGCGTCCCATTCAGTCACATCATTAACGTGCCCGGCCCAGTCTCCACTTGCTGCTGGAGATTCCTCCGAACCATAGGTTAAAAAAGTAGAAGGGTCATCCTGGTTATTATAAGAAGTTTTAATTCGATCTGCCGAACGAGCTGAATCTGAAACTCTAACCTCGTCAACTGTCCCGCTAAATTGATAATTAGTTCCATCTGCTGACGACCCGAACCTTGTCGGCGTTGTTAAATTTCCATAAGAAGTTAAAGCATACTGTTTATTAAATACTCCGTTAATATAAACCTTAACAACAGACCCATCCCACGTGGCTGTCATTAAATACCAAGTGCCATAAACTGCCAAAGTTGTTGTTCTACCTGCTGCCCAGCCAATGCCTGATTGATTAGCTCCAATGGTGGCAGTTAAATAATCAGTATCATTCACACCGATCCAATAGTCAGAACTTCCAACACTAGAAGCTGACGCTTTATGTAGTGCAGTTTCATAGTTGCTTCCACCAGCTTCTTTTTTAATCCAAGCAGACACAGTTAAGGCCGACGGTGTAGGAAGAAAATTATTATTTACTTTTATATAATCATTAGATCCATCAAACCCTACTGCATATCCATCTTTTCCAGTTGCTCGGTATGTTACTCCTCCTGCTCCTATTCCATCACTGCTATTAGATGTTGAATCATAGAATGCTCCTGATTCTTCTCCTAAATGCTGAACCATTTTATAATTACTATCCCATGTGTCGGTTACTTCTTGCTGATTACCTGATAGAGCGTTTCCATAATACATATATATTTCAGTATCTGATGATCCTGACAAATTTCTCTTAACCCATGCCACAAGCTGTTTAGTTGTTGTGGTTTTAATATATTCTATTTCATGAGGAATTTTCGTTATACCGTCATCTGTTGTAAATAATATGTCATATCCTGATGCCAAGCAATTGTCAAACAAAGTATTTGCTTGATCTGTTATGTCTATATAAACAGGGAAGTCGGTCTCGTCATCTTCAACCTTAGTATTGTCTATTGTAATTTTCTGTCTATAATCCCAGTTCACACTGTACCAGTTTGATGCCGTGCCTGCGACTATATATCTATCTCCCAAGGTTGGCGCTCCAGGAGGTGTTGAAAGGTCTTTGTCTATTACAGGTGCTTGCCATGTGAATCCACTAAGCAAATCATCAACATATTTTTTCCTGGCTAAGTGATTATCCCCTGTTGGAGTAATTGCACACGTAATAAGGTTATTGTAGGTCCAGTCTCCTTGGATAGTATAATTAGACGACGCACTTTGAATAATTGAGTTTACTTTATTGTCAGTATAAAAAAGATTAGTTGATCCCTCTGTTATGTCATCAGTATCATCAACATTTTTAATAAACCAGTTGTTATGTTCTGCTTCGGTTGCGTGATAGTATTGAACTGCCTCTCCTCCCTGCAAACCAACTAGAGAGTTATGATCAAATGCTGAACCAATATCTGCCCACTCTGTAGTAGTTCCATTGTATGTATAAAATTTACTATCATCTATATTTTTTAATGCCATATTATTGGCTGCGACAGTTTCAGTCCACGCAGAACCACTCCACTCGTAGATGTTATTTTCTGTCCATCCTCCTCCGGTAACATTTGCAATATATCTATTTCCTGTAGCCTGTATTGCATCACCGACAGCGGCAAACTTTAAAATGGAATCCTGCCAGGCCAATCCTGATATCAATCCATCAACGTATGATTTGTTTGTTGCGTCTGTCCCGGCCGTAGGTGTGGCCAATGAAGTTATTTTGTATGAGTTAGCATTTAACTCCTCGCCAAGTTTTGTTGGATATAAAGTTGTGCAGTATAAATTATCTACCCTGTCTGTAGTGTCTGATATATCTCCGGTCATCACTATGCTATTTGTTGCAAGGTTTATGTTGCCTGTTGATGTTAGAGAATCGACGGTTGTGTTTCCGAGGTCACAAGTTCCGGTTGTTATAATGTTTTCGTTATCAAAATTTACCTCTCCTCCTCCGGCCGTTATTTGTAGGTCACCGCTTGCATCAAGAAGAAGCACACCTTGCTGGTCTGCTTCATTTATAAATGTTATGGATGGGCTTGCACCTGATCCGTCATCCAGTATAATGTCACCAATTATTGTCTGAGGATTTGGTTGATTCAATTCTAAGAATATACCTGAGGCATCAAAAAATTCCAGCGCTGTTGCCCCGGAATTTACGTCAATTAACTTGTCCTCCTGACCTAAAAAAGAATCAGGGGTATCCCTAAGACCGACAAATGTATCTATCCCAGGTTGTTCGATTCGCATATTATAATGCTTTTACTAGCTCTTTTATTTTTTCCTCTCTATCATCTAGTTCTTTTCCTTTAACTGATAGAGCTTTTTCATAATCGTCTAGTTCTATCTTTCGATCGTTACTATTGATTTCTTTCTCTTCAAGTTCCAATCGTAAGCTATTTAAGTTTTCTTTTATATTATCAATCTTTTTAATCTCAGCTTCGGCTACGGCTTCTCTGTCCTTCTTAGAATTTATGAACATTGTTTTTTCTTTTTTCAATAAAACAACATCATCTTCTATTTCCTGCTTAATAGCACTTGCCTTTTTAATTAAAGATTCAACATAGTTGAGTGATTCTTTTGCCTGAACAATATCTCTCTCAAGAGATCCTTTAATCCTTGAATGGCTTGCTACGTCTGCCTGCAAGATAACAAGATTATCTCTGCACTTTTCAGTTGCTTTTTGTACTTCGTCAGGTACTGCCATGTTTATTGTTGGTTGTTGAGTTTGCATATTTTATAGTTCGGTTACTGTGTAGCGTGGTGAAGTACCATCTACTGTTATAATTCCTGTATAAATAATACCTTCCATTTGACTGAAGATACCACCTAATCCATCATCATTTCCAGTCCCTGCTTTTAAAACTATGTGGAAGACTGTAGTTGATCCGGACGCTCCTAACCTAACAAAAAGCGGGTTCGTACCCAGATTTTGGATACTCCAACCCGCTCTTGCAGTGTTAGACTCCAAGGCTGTTCCTGCGCTAGCGATTTCAGGTGTATTAGCTGTTTGTTTAGGGCAGATTATGCCCGATGAGTCTGACATAAATTTATAGTTTACTTCTTATTTTTTAGTTGAATCTTCTGGTTTATCAGGTTCCTGATAGTCATCTTCTTCTGTTGGCACAGTACCTATGACCTGAGGTGCTCCTCCTGGCCCGGAAACTGTGTTAACTGATGCATCGTATGGATCTACGGATTCTCTTGGCTTAACATTTACATTCATTGAAGGTTCATCAGATGATTGGCCTCCAGTTTCAATGTCTAGGTTATCTTCGTCTGCTACTTCTTCAACCAAGAAAGCCTTTAAGAATATATCCATGAATGCTGGAACTTCGTCTGGCTTTTTAGGAGAAGTGTATATCTCTTGTCCATTTTCAGTCAAGATTTGATTTGTTAAGTGTTTAGCAAAGTGTCGAGCAATTAAATGTTGATAGTATTTTTTTGCTCCTGGCTTGAATGTGTATGCTTTGCCATTCCAGTATCCTGTGAATGGCTTGTCTGTGAAGTTGTGAAAAAGATATTTTTGAGTTGTCATGTTGTTATTCGCCGGTCGGAGAGTCCGGCTGATTAGCTCCGAAGGCTGGCGCGGTGACTCCAGCCGATTTTATAAGCACCGTTTTTTATTTCAGCGATTGTGTTTATAACAATCTTAGGTTTACTGTTGTGTATTCAGCGCTAGTTCCGGCGATCATTGCAGTACCTACTAATGAAAGTAATTCTGCAGCTCCGTCGGCTACTACTTCTACAGCACCATTTACAGTTGCTGATGCAACTACATCTAGTCCTACGCCTATTGTGTCGTCTGAAAGTACAGCACAAGGGCCTGATAATTGTAACCAACCATAGTAAGCGGCTGTAATAGCTTTAACGGCTACACCAGCTGGGCTTGAACTGGTTGTGGTTGGGTTTATGATAACTGCATCGTAAGGATTTTTGATGATGTCAATTGTTGTTGCCGTAGTTAATGCAACTTCGATTTCGTCATCTAAGTTTAATGTAACTACTGCACCAGTGGCAGCTGCATGAGAGCTGATTCGATATGTATATCCCTCTCCAGCGTCATCGGCGGTTGTTACGAATCCACCAGCGTATTGGTTGGCAGTGACTGTTACTGTACCAGTAGTCACGATTGCTTTTGCACCAGCTGAAGCTGCGGCAATTGCCAAATCGTGATCACCAGTGTCCTGAGCAGAAGACTGTTGTAGGTTTCCAGCTACTAGAGCTGTTCCGCCTGCTTTACAGTATCTAAATGCTCGACCATCATTGCTGTGTACCAATTCACCCAAGTTGTGAAGAGCTGTTACACTTTCTTCACGTAGACCTTGAGAGACCACTTGTGGTCCGGTTCCGGTTAATTGTGTCATGGTTTTATCTGTTAGTTTGTTAGATTGTTTATGTGACTGTTGGGGCAACTGCTAAACCTAAAGCGTTAGCGGTTGAAGTGTAAGACTGCATCTGAATCCTACCTGATGCTGATGCTTCCCAATCAGTAATTCCAAGTCCTAGGAATGGAGTACCAGTTACTAGAACGTGGCCGGTAGCAGATTGTGCGGATAAATCCATACAACCAGTTACTGCCTGTCCGTCATTGGTAGAGAAAGCATAGAACGAACAGTTCTTGAATTCAACCCAACGATCAATAGCACTTGTTCCAGTAAATAGAACATGATTTTGTGTTCCTGCTGTATCAGCGTGCATTAAGAATCGACAGTCTTCAAACACGTTACGAGATGCTGAGTTTTCAAACTCTAGAGTAGCGTTTGCTGCGCCTCGAGTGAATGTGTCTGATCCTAATGTACAACCACCAAAGTAGTTTTCTTGTCCACCGTTAATGTTTAATGCTCTCCATGGAGTTGAGTCAGCAGAAGTGGCATTATATGTTCCCTTGAAGTCTACCCCTAGGAAAGAGTTATAATGTCCGGTAATAGATACAGTCTCATCAATGTCAGCAGAACTTGTGAATGTTAAATTTTTCATTATACATCCATTTTCACTAACCACTAATGATCCGCCAGTACCGAATTCAATTCCAGCTCGATTGTCTTGAGCGACTGGAGCACAACTACCAACTAGATGGGTAAATCTTTTAGCCCATGTAATTGCTGAAGTCTCAGCTGCTCGTCCTGAGCCACCTGTTGGAGCAATAATGACAGTGTCATGTTTTCCACTTACACATTTTGCGTAAGCTGCGGAAACTGTTGCCAAGGCATCATCCTGAGATGTACCACTATTGGCGGTGTCACTTCCTGCTGATGGATCAACATAGAAAATGTTGCCAACATATGGAAGTCCTATCATTCCAGCAATATCTTCCGGGTGTATTCTAGCACCATATTTCAATGCAGGAACGTAATTGCTTAATTTAGTCATTTAATTATTTCCTTTATATTTCTCCCTCTCTTGTAGTTTTTAGCTCAAGGTAAAAGGCGAAACAATTATTTATTTAGACTCCTGTGATGCCAGTTAATTTACCGTGACGTTTAGGGTTCTTAGTGATGAACTGTCCGCCGAAGTAGATGTGGCCAACAACGCCTGCTGCGTTAGCTGGAATAATCCAATCACTCCATGAGAATCCTAAGCCCATTGGTGCACTGTAGTCGTTTCCTTCAATCTGAGATTTGTAAGCTACTGGTTTTGCCATCTTGTATGGTAATGCATACCAATCTAGGTCTTCCTCTCTAACAGCGATCAATGCGCCGGAGGTACATTTTTCATCCATTAGAATTGGTTTACCGTTGTAGGATAGAGCTGTGAAGCCAGTTCCACCTTGTAGGCCTTTCATCAATGAAGCGCTCTTTGTGATTCGTTCTTGTGGTCGTAAAAGTTGACCATAGAAGTTGAAGATTGCTTCTGTGGTGTAGAATGCAGATGGCTTTTGAGCACCTGTTGCTACGTTGATCCACAAAGTATCTACTTTAGCTAAGGTTAAAGTACCACCGGAGGCAGTAACAGTTCCCTGCAAAGTGTCGTATGTTGATCGGCTTAAGCCACCAATAGTTGCGACTGCACTTCCATCATCAACCAAAGCTGCAAGACCTAGAGGGTCTTTACTGCTGTTTCCTGTACCGTCTGCATAGAAGATAGTTCCTAAGTCGTCGGCCATGTCTTCTGTATCAGATTGAATTGTGAGCTTCATTAAGTCTAGAATTTTATCATCTGTGTCAGCTACTGAAAGCTCATCACCAGGCAATGCACAAGTGATTTGATAAAATGAAGGAGTAAACTCCATGAACTGTCTGTTGTCAGTTGCTGCGACTGAAAATGTGTCGAAGCCTCTGAATGATTGACCAGTGGTATTCTTTGATACCTTAATTGGTGCTCTTAGTGTTCTTCCGCTCCACTTCTTCGCAGCACGCACTACGCGCTGGAATAGAACATTTGATCCGAGAACAGTGTCCACAACGAAAGGTAAATAGTCTGTCTGCACTGTGGTCTGTACTCGTTGTCCGTATAATTCTGTCATTTTTTTGTAGGTAAGTTATTTAGTTATTGAATATGCTGAGACACTTACCTATGAGCTAACTACCAAGGACGATTTTGTTTAAAGTCATTTGTAGTTTTGAAGTTTTTAGGCTTTGTCTCTCCCTTTGATTCTGATGTAGTAGCACCTGCAATCTTCTTTTTTTCTGCTGTGTTTGAACTAGAGACTGGTTTGGTTACCTGGCCTTGAAGTATTTTCATACCGGCCCGGTAGTTCCATCGACCCTTTGAGTCTACCAGTTCATTGTCAATTACAACTTTTAGAAGTTTACTTTGGTTGACCTTTTTTCCTTCTGGATTCAGTTCTTTGTCTTTTTCAATTTTGACAATTTCGTCTTTCATGTAGGTAGTTGCTTCTTCAACTGCCTTTTGCTCTGCTGTTTTAGTGCCGTTGAACCTTTCAAATGCTTTTTCTTCAGCTGCCTTTAATTCAGATTCTCTGTCTGTTTGGTAGGCTTCCCATGATGCTTGATCTCCACCGAACCATGATGGAATTGGTTTTGATTTAGTTTCAGCCGGTGGCTTCTTGCTAAATTCATCACGCAATGTTTTCACATTATCCTGATGACGGGATTCTTGGTTGTTGAACCTTGTTTCCCATTCTTCTTCACGCTCTAACCATCTTGGATGTTTGTGAAACGGAGTCTTTTCGTCGACGGTGTCGCCGTCACCGGCATTATCATCGTCGTCGTCTGTATCATCCTGACTATTTTCGTCGTCCCCGTCAGGCGATTGGGTGTCTTCCGTGTCGTTGTTTTCGGATGGCGAGTCCGTAGAGGTGTTGTCCTCATCTACACTGTCATTGAAGGTGATTGCACCTTCTTGTTGTGTGTCTGCCATTGATTCTTCAGTCATATTGTTACGATCTATTATTTAGCTACTGCGCCATAGAACGAGAGCGCTTTTATTAATTAACTTTATTATATCATATTTTAAGCAGTTTGGTTGTTTGGTTTAGGTTTGTTAGCTGATTTAGCCGCTTCCTTAATCAATTCTGCCTCCATATCTTTTGCTTTCAAACTATCATTATATGCGGCGACTGCTTCCGGATGAAGTTGAATGCCTGCCTGCATAGCCATTTGGGCCTGTCCTTCTGGAGGTAGGTCTTTGAAACTGATTGACTTGCTTGGCGGTTTGTCTTCTACTTGGCCGGCTGATTCTGCTTGTCTTTGCATTACCTGTTTTACTCTTTCATCACTAGTCAACAACATGTCCGGAGCATTTGCCTCGAGCCATACGTTGGCTGCCATCTCTTCCGGGTTTGGATAGTCTAGAGCTTTATATAAATCTAATAGGGACATTCTGTTCTGTCCGGCCAAATCAATCGCCTGGTTGGCCATTGTTGTGCTATCTTTTGGCAACAGAGACCCTTCCTTTACACTAATTATTACCTTTGGTTTGTTTCCCTTAAGATATCTATCATCATAAACATATAGTAATTGAACGAACCAATTATACACTCCATCGGCCAGCTGTTCTAAGTATTCACTAAAACCTCCACCGATTCTGTCTGTATCAAGCATTCTACTCTGTAGTTTTCCTCTAACCGTTTGCTCGTTGGATAATCCTGCCGAGCTTGATCCTGCTGTGCCAAAAATATCTCTCATTCTTGTCCTGGTGTCGACTAATTGGTTATAAACGTCTCCAGGCAGGGATGGAGCACTCATGCGCGCTACAGCGTCAGAAACGGCTCCTGTAGGGATTGTTACGGTTCCACCCTTCCTAAGTGCCTCAGTTACTCCCTTAGCCTGTTGCTGAGTCAATCCTGATCGTTCCATTGATACCACCATACCACCGTTCATGCTGTCTGCATTCTTATCTATTTGCCTTACCCTCTTGTTGACGAGGTCTTGGCTGGCTAAGTTCTGGCCTATCAAAGAAGTTTCATCGATTGGTTGTTTTCCTAGGTTAAAAACTGACAATAATAAATATGGAAGTCTAGGCGAACGAAAATGATTGATTCCTGTGATAGTTTCTGTCTGTGGCTCTGTCTCTACTTCATTGCCTAATTCATCAAACACAGGCTCTGCTTCCATTTTTACTTCCTCATCATAATTCCAGTGAGGATTTTTCTTTTTAAAAAGTACGTTATCTCTTCCAAGAGTCCAGCACATAAATTCACTACTCCACCACTCAATAAATTGTATTTCAGTACCGAGGGCTTCATTTCCTTTGTCATCTTGAGCCAGTTTTTTAATTGCTTCTATTGCTCCTTCTTCCCCACCTACTGATTCAAGTGTGCTGATTATTTGCTCTGCATTAAGTTTTCTATATTCTCCTATTCTATCCCCGGTGTAGCCTTCTTCGTCAACAGTTGAACCTGGGTCTAGTATCAACTTCTGTGGCCTAATTACTTTAGTTGTTGGCATGTCCTTGTTTAAGTCCCAGCCTACCTTTTCTGCTCCCAATAAATATAAAGCCCAATGTCGAGCTGTTTTTTTCATCTTTAACCTTAGCACAAGTTCATCTGCTATTTCTCCTAATTCTTTTTGTAAATTACTAGCAAATGTTAAATTTTCAGGTGTTTGCTGTTCCTTGCGTGATAATGTAACCATTGGATCAGGGTTTCTGCGGGTAACCTGTGGGAGGTATGTCTCCAAGGATTCAAAAATGACGTTATCAACCAATGGCCTTTGACCTCCTGATTTTGGCAAGTTATATTGTTTTCCTATCCAGTATTCTTCGTTTTCTTTTGAATGTTCAAACCATTTAGAATAAACTTCTGATTCCTTCCATGCTTTCTCCCATTTTGAAGTCAACGATAAAATATCCTCATTAGACATTTCGACTTCTAATTCAGGGAATTTTTCGGACACTACACCCTCGTCTGTTTCAACATCAAGGCTCTTTCCGACAGCCTTATTGACGTTACGTCCTAAAGAATAAAATGAATCTAGTATAGTCATAGTTTTATTATACAACTTTTTAAGTTAGTCAACAACATTTTTTATTCACTTCTCCAGTCATCATCTCTCTCTGTCCACCATGGCTCCTCTGGAGTTGAGTCTTTTGATCCGAACAACTCGTCCGGGTTAAAGTCTACGGTATTGTCCGGGTTAACAACATAGCTATCTGCTTGCCGTATTTCGTCTGCTCCTACAATCGAGCCTGAACTTCCAAATCTTGTTAATCCAACGTACCAGTATAGTGTTGCGTGAACCCAGTCATCTCTGTTTGAGCGAAGCCATTTGTATTCAACGACTCCTAGAGTATTTTCCTCTGATATTCTATAAATATGACTCCAATGTAGCCAGTATTCATGATAGTCTGCTTTGGTTCCACGATAGAGCCTGAACCTCTTGTCTCTCCAAAAATCCACCAATAGCTGTATCATTCTGTTTCTATCAACAATTACATTTCCGCTTTCATCCTTTTCTCCCCATCGGATCAACTGCATGGTCTTGCGGTCCCTGGCGTAGTGGCACAGGAACACTCGGCCGGGGTATTTGTCTCTTAGTTTCCTGGCTCCGATAATATCTCCTCCTTGGTCTATTACCATTATACTATTTGGAAAGACTTTTAGGAAGTATTCAAGTGTTTCGTTTGGCGCTAGGTTATTGACCTCGTCCGGGACGTAGTCTGTCATCTCTCCGTAGCCAAGTATTCCTTGCTTATTTCCGTAGACATAGCGCAGTTTGATGCCGGTGTCTACTCCGATTACTATTCTGCCTTGCATTAAATTCTTTTCAGGTGTTATGGCATTTTTGATCATGTCTTCGGTTACACTATTTCCTCCTCCTGAATATGGTAGTCCGAGCACCTTATTGTAGAAGAAGTCCATTGTCTGTTTGCCCTCTACGACTTTATTGTGTTTTTTTATGATTTCTTTTGCGCTTACCCACGGCGCCATCAATAATGAAATGTGATAACCTGAGTATTCAGCATTTTCCTTGCCCTTCCTTGGTTTCCATGTGCCAATTCTTCTGTCCCTGTTTTCAAGAACACCGTGGCACTTCTTACATTCAAATTGAGCCTTATCAATGTTAATGCTCATCTTTTTAGGGTCTTCTGTATTCCAGGTCAGCATTTGAGAGTATCCACAATGTGGGCATTTTATGAACCATTCTTTTTTGTCGCTGATCTGCCATTCAATATCAACTCCACTATTTGGAACACTTGGATGGCTGAACACGTGCGTTTGCTTGAACTTTGAATGCTGTAGCCGGGCCTGATAGTCAGCGATAACATCTTGCTTCGATGAATCCTTTTCATCATGAACCAATCTATCTGCGGTGACCATGATAGCTGCCTTCTTGCTCCACGTTCCTCTAAAATACACCTGAGACTTGCCTATGCGCTTCTGCTCGATTGTGTCCTTATCCTTTGTCAATATCTCCATTGACGGATTGTTGGATATAATACGGTTTACTTTTCCTCCTACAAAAACACCCACGTCTTGATCAGTGGGCAGTGTGTAGATGATATCCATTTTATTGGATTCAGCGTCTCGGATAGTTTTAATGATTTCAAGTGTGCTTAGGCCAATCTGAGCTGCCTTCATTACGACTAGATTCTTGCTTTGGTCGTTGTATATGTCTATCTGAAATTGATGGTTGTACCAATCTATCGGGTCGCCTTTTTCATTCTTAATCTTATAATAGTCGACCCAGGCATCCGCGTCCATCTTAGCTAGTGTCCTTGAAGCTTCATCTGAACTAACCTTCTCAATTTTAGGTATTGCTGGTTTCTCCATTTTTATTAATTTCTAATTCTCCGTTCTCCCAGATTGTTCTAGTCTCTCCGCATAAAACACAGCCTGACATTGCACCGTATTCATCGTCCCAGCGTTCGGCTACTATATTACTAGTTGAGTTAATGTTACTAACATTCTTTGATGGTCGTCTGGTCTGTTTAATGTGTTGAAATTGATGTTGACAAGTCATATTTAGTTTGAATAACTTTTAATTAATAACATTGCACTTCCATAGTCAATGGCATTTCCGTATAAATCTCCAGCTAGTATCAATGCTAATCTGTGGAGTATTCTAGTCTGCTCGTTTCGGTCTTTTTTGATTGTCTTTAGTGCTCTCAATTGCGCGCCATATGCTTTGGCCTCTTGGTCTATTCTAAACTGTGGATCTCGTAGAAACTTTCCCCACCATAGCGCCGGGGTCATGTCTCCGTCGGTCTGTTGCTTCATGTGCAGTTTTTCGTGAACAACGACGTCTCCTGTTATCTGAAGTTTGGCCGGGTTGTAGATTGTGTCTCCGTATGTGAAGAATGCTTGAACGTCTTTGTATCCTAGGAATTGACACACGCTTTTATAAATTGGTGGCTTCTCCTCTAATACCTTCATGTCTTCGGGGATTGGTAGAGTTTTTGGTGTTCGTTTTTTTTTCATGATGATTGTTAATTATTGATTATTATTCTAGCTCCTTACTTTTGTCCTCTATCCTCTTGCGCCTGGCCGATCGAAGTATTGCCATTGCATTTTTTTCTTCTTCACTCATCTCTTCGGTTAGGTCCGCTACTTCAACTCTACCTCCGTGCTCAACTTTGCTTGTAGGCATAAAGTCTTTATCTTTTTTCTCCAACCAACGCCATGCGTGCTGTGGGTCATTTAATGCAGTTACTATTGTTTGCTGAGCGAGTAGGTCCGGCTTAAGCCTTAATGCCTCCTTTTCTTCAATAAACTTAGGGTTAGCATTCTGATAGTTATGTAATGTTGACACGGTTATTCCGGTATAAGCACACGCTTTAACGTCACTTAGACCTATTGAATATGCGTCGTTTAGTTTTTGTAATGTATCATCTGTCATTACTGTTGGTCTGCCACACATACAATAGCCTTCAAGTCCTTTGAATTTCTTGCCCTTTGGTCTCTTGGGCTTCTTGCATTTTCCGCATTTTCGTGGTGGTGCCATATATATCAATTATTTTTTATAAAAGGTGGGAGGAAGCCTTTTGAATTTGACCTACGGATTTGTCCCCGTAGCTGGTTTTCATAATATGCTCCCTCCCAAGAGCTTAAAGAACTTGCGTCAGTCGCAACCTACGTCTTGTGCTACTAACACTTTCCTTTCTATTCTTGTTGTGGCGTTCGCCGATTCGTCAAACTTTTGCCACTCGCTACAATTCATCACCCAGATGCGGTTGTGCTTTAGCACACATCCTTGTCCGTCTTGGTGAATCGGGCAACTAGAGGCAAACTCGCAGAGACATTCATTGTCCATAGTTAATCACCTCCCAGCTCAGCTCCTTATTTGTATGGGGGTACCTACAAGGAGCCTAACTGCACTCTTATCTTGTGATAAGTCCAGACAAGGCTGAACTGGGAAATGACTAACGATTCTATTTATTATTTTACTCTAGCAATTCCCATGTTGTTGATAGCTTCATCTACTTTTGCCTTTTCGTTTTCTGACATACAGAAGTGAGCTGGATGTTCCGGGTCTAATAACATTGTGGCTGCTGTTTCCTTTTTTATAAAGAAACAATTTTTACCTTCTTCTTCTGTGCTTGGGTTAGGACATACTAGATACTGACCTTTGTCTTCTAGCTGAGTGTCGCAGTTAGGACACTTCTGATAAAATAGATTTTGCCATTTTCTTTTTGGTCTTGGTTTTTCAAATTCTACCATACGATTTTTTCCCCGTCACGCATGACATCACGGTTACCAGTGTAGTCAACGTATCTTTGAATTATTACGTCGGCGAAGCGGGGGTCTAGCTCCATGCCTACGCATATTCTATTGGTCTTTTCACAGGCTATCATTGTTGAACCTGAACCTAGAAAAGGGTCCATTACTATATCATCGACCTTTGAACTATTGTTGAGCGCATACATTATCAATTCAACTGGCTTTTGTGTCGGATGAACGTAGTCTCTGACTGACTCGCGCTTCATTGTCCATATGGTAGTCTTACCTTCCTTCTCGGCATCTCTTTGCTTCTTTGCCCATTTGGCAAGTTGCTCATCTGTCTTCTGAAAGTCTATGATGGTCGTGTTGGTTCTATCTCCATAGAAAATTGGAGATATTCCCTTTACGTTAGCATAGAAGAATGGTTCATGCTTCCATCTATAGTTTCCCCATCCCATTGATGCGGTAGGTTTATTCCAGATGAGTTGATTCCTTATTTCAAAACCACTTAAAGTTAATGCTTCTTCAAATGTGGCCTGAGTGCTAGTGCTATGAAAAACATAAATGCCGGCACCTTTTTTTATTACTTCTTGCCAATTAGAGAATGTATCACTTAGAAACGACTGAAATGCTACCGACTCCATCTTGTCATTCATTATGTTGGTTGACGTGTTTTTGCCTGCTCCTTGATAATTTACATTATAAGGTGGATCTGTAAAAACCATGTCAGCCTTTATGTCCTTGAGTATTTTCAGATATGATTCTTTTTTTGTTGAATTCCCTACGTATAGTTTATGGTTGCCGAGCTGGTATAATTCTCCCTCTTTGCTTCTAGCATTTAATGGAAGTTCTGAAACATCGTCATCCTTGTCGCTCAGGTCTACTATTAGTTTTCTGTCAAAGCCGGTAAGGTCAAGTCTTGCTATGTCGAGTTCCTTTAGTTCCTGAATAACTAATTTCATATCCCAGTCTGATTCGTTCAGCTTGTTGTCGGCCAATCTGTATGCCTTTGCGTCTTCTTCGCTTATTTTTACTTTTAGAACAGGCACCTCTCTCATGTCTAGATATTGAGCGGCCAAGTATCGTCCGTGTCCGGCTATCAGTACGTCGTTTTCATCAACAACTAATGGTTGATTGAAACCAAATGCCTGAATCGAATCTGCTATCTTATTGATTTGTTCTAGCGGATGCTTTTTGGCATTTTTTCCGTATGGCACTATCTCTGTAATCTTTCTATTCTCTATTTTCATTTTTTTATGATTAAGTAAATTACTTGCCTCTTGTTTCTATTTATTTCCTCGATGCTTCCTTCTTCCTTATTTATTTTACCTATAATCTCTAATGCTTTTAGGTGGTTAGCGTTGCCAAACTCCGGGTTGAAGTCTTTAACCACCACATCATAATTATAAATCATACTATTTTATTCTTGTCTAATCTGTTGAGGATTTTCTACCAATAATCCAGTTACCGTTACCAACAATGATGCGATAGAAACTGCACTCTCAATTTGAGCGATCAGGACGTCTACTGGGTCCATAACACCAATATCATGCCAGTAGCCAATCTCTCCTGTAACTACATTGATTGCTTCTTCTTCCATTAATCCTCTGTGATTCTTCAATCCAACATTATATTTTAATTGTTCGAATGGTACTTTTAGAGCATCATTTAATAATTTACTTGAAGTCTCAATGTTTAGCAGGGCTATTCCTCCGCCGGCTATTATTCCGCCTTGGAATGCTGACCTAGTTGCATTGACGGCATCCTCTACTTTATATCTCAATGCGTTGGCTTCATTCTCTGTGGCTGCTCCGACTTTAATGACTCCTACTTTATTACTAAACTTAGCAATTCTTTTTTCTATTAGGTCAATCGTTCCTTTATGTGTTTCGAATGATTTAGATTTTTTCAAATCTTCAATCGCTTTTGATATTTCCTTTTCATCTCCTTTTGGCCCGACGATTGTTGACTCTGTTCTCTTGGCAATGAACCTGTCTGCTCGGCCAAGGTCTTCTATTTCAGCATCTTCAATCTTATTTCCTTTGGTGTCACTAAAAACTTTTCCACCACACATGATCGCCATATCTTCTAGGAGGTTTGTTTTATTGTCTCCGGATGGTGCATTAACTGCTACAGCATTAAATTTACCCTGCATTTTATTAACTACTAATGTTGCTAAGGCTGTCTGCTCTATGTTTTCTGCAACAATTACAAGGTTAGTTATTTTTTTAGCAAGAAGTTTTTCCATTACACCTATTACGTCTTTTGCTTCTGTCAATCTGTAGTCAGTAAATAGAATGTAAGGCTTCTCAATCAGGGCTTCCATTCGGTCCGGGTTGGTTACCATATAAGGGCTAATGTATCCACGGTTAATGCTGATTCCTTCTTTTAGCTCTACGCTTGTTTCCATTGTGTCTGATCTATCGATTGTTAGTATCCCATCCTTTCCGAGTTCATTCCATGCATCTGCAATCTTTTCTGAAATGATTTCATCATCGAAGCTTATTCTAGACACCTTTAATAATTCATCATGAGTTTTGACTGGTTTGGCACGACATATTAATTGCTTTTTAGCTTCTATAAATCCCTGTTTGAGTTCTTTTTCGATTTCTCTTCCATTACGTTTTTTTGCTTTAAGTTTTGCAACTTGTTTCATAATGGCTTGAACAATTATCAAAGCACCGGTAGTTCCGTCTCCAACTCTGTCATTTGTTTTTATTGCTGTTTCCCGGACTAGCTTCATTATTGCATTCTCGTTTGAGTCTGCAAGTTCTAAATCTCTTGCAATTTGCACTCCGTCATCAACTACCATGGCGTGAGTTACTTTGCTGATTATAACTTTATTACTTGCCGGGCCGTACGTTGGTTTAATAAAGTCAACTGTTTTGTCTACGGCCTTACAAATTAAATTGAAAGTTTCTTTTTGAGTTACTTTTACTCTTGATTTCATAGGTTTATTATGGTTTTATTTGGATGATAAAGTTTCATGAATACTCCCTTTGTTGATCCAAAGTCTTGAGCATATTGACGGACGTGGGCTTTTAGATATTCAGTATTTTCAATTTTTCCTTTGTAACCCTTATTCCACCTCTTTGTAATGCCACAGATTTTGCACTTCTCAACAGTCTGCTGTGGAGTTTCTCCTAGCTTAATAAAGTCATGTGGCTGCCCGAATCGACAGCCACTTAACCTTGTCCCGTATCTGATCGGTGAGCTTTTCATTTTAATTATTCTTTTGTTACTTCTTTTTCTGTGTTAGCTTCTCCTTTTCCGGCTTCGTCTTGCACAGTTTCAGCTTCAACTTTTTCATCTTCGACACCCTCTTCGGCTTCTTCAGGAGCGTCATCAGATGTTGGTTCATTTACTTCTTCTTCAGGAGTTTCTTCTGTTTCTTCCTCTACTTTTTCATCTGCAATTTTTTCATCTTCAATAATTTCGTCTTTTAAAGTTTCCTCTAAGACTTCCGGTTGCTTTGTTTTAGCTCCGCACCGTGAGCAAGTTTCTTCGCCAGCGTTCATTACGTGGCCATCAGTGCAAATTACTTCTGTCATTTTTTTATGTTTAGTTTTTTAGAAAGGCAATGACATCTTCATCTAAAAGCAATTTATACTCAACTTCTTTTGAGTATTCCCGGCGTTTTATTGTTTCGCCTGCAAATGCTCCATAGATTATTTTGTCATCAACTTTTATGTCTGTTACTTTACTGCCAACAGACTGAACAGTTCCAACGGATTTTTGTTCTTGCTCATCTGTTGATGGAAGAACTAAACCGCTCTCTAATTCGTGAGATTCTTTTTCTACTGGTTTCACGAGCAACCAGTTTCCTCTTGGTTCGATTGTTTCTTGATTGATCATATTACATTAATTCATCGATTGGAGTATCTCTACCCACTTCCCTATTTTTTTTAATTATCTCGTTCCGGGCTATTGTTGCGTCATCATCAGGAATATATATTTTTCCCTGTGGTCTTGGCCCGGCATTAACAATTTTTGCTTCAATCTTTTTTGATTGTATCTCTATCTGTGATCTAAAAAATGTTAATGTTGTCACGGTTACGATCGCAATTAAAAGCCCGACTATAATTCCTAACACAAAATACATATTAGGCTTCTGGGTTAGTTATTTTCTCTTCCGGCTTTGTTTGCTGTTTCAATTGTTCTTCTCTTCCTCTAACGCTGACAATTACTGGGTCAGCTCCTAATGTGCCACCTTTTAGAATTTTTGGCATTGCTCCTAGGCCTAATTCATATTTGGCTAGCAATGGTCCAATCTCTTCATTGAATCCTTTTAGTCTCTCTTGTAGGTCAGCTTCGTCTGGACCTTTTTTTTCTTCAGTTGGTGCTCCGGCTTGTAGTGGACCATCAACTTTTTTTTCGTCTTCAGTCATAATTTCTTTTATTAATTTTAAGATTATTTTTTAGCCCAGCGTTTTTCGGCACCACGTTTCCCAATTGTAGACATGTATTTTCGTCCATGCTTCTTGAGAGTAGATTTTCCTCCGTGACTTCCAACAAGAGCATATGCTCTACGCTCTTCTTCTGTCAGCTTCTTCTGTTTAGATTGACTTAGACGTGCCTTAATTATGTCTATATATTCCTTTTCTCGTTCTATAAGTATGAAGTCCCGCCCTGTATTCTGACACGCCACTCCTGTTGTGCCACTTCCAGCAAATGGGTCTAGGACTATTCCACCAGTCGGGGTCTTAGTTAGGGTACAAAGGTATTCCATTAACTTTAAAGGCTTAATAGTTGGATGGTTATTCTTTCTTGGTGGATTTAATGGTTTACCATTTTCATCACGCTTTACCATTATATCAAAACTACCACCTCGTCTATCATCATAGTACATCTGTTTATCCTTTAACTCCTCACACCCAGCATTTCGTTCTGCCTTTGAGGCTTTGGCACAGTAGAAGAATCTTGAAGCTCCACCTTTGTCATCATACATATTGACCTTTCCAAAATCTATTTCTTTGTAATCATTATCAATAAAATTATTTTTATATTTTGTATTTCTTAAATTAGGGCGATTAAAACCTTTACTCTCCCCACTCTGTTCATCTAGCATTTTACCTGCTTCTTCATCTAGTATTATATTAGCTGGGAATCTGCCTTGAGGTTGTTTATATTCTCCATTACCCTGTGGAATTGAAAAACTTGTTGCTTCTCTTTTATCTGACTTTTTAGAAAACTCACCACCATTTAGATTATCATCAGTTGAGATACGTCCACCATCTATATTTAAGCCAGCAACTCCCCACTTGAGGGCGTTATTAGCATACGTTCCTTCTGGTTTTTTTTGAGCTAATATCCAATGTTCAGCGGCAGGTTTTAAGGCAGTTCCGTATCCAACCCATTCTTTTTTGTCTGTAGACTTACCTATGTTATGAGATTTTGGAAATCCTGAACCGAATATGTGCATTATAATATCCTTTATTTGAAAACCAGCGTTCTCAATAGCAGTAGCAGTCCAGTGAGAAGTTCTAGGAATAGCCCAGACTAAAGCGGTTGCTCCTGGCTTAAGTACACGATTACATTCTTTCAATACACTTGTCAGCCATTCAATCCATTCATCTCTACCACCCTTATCATCATCCCAGGATTTTCCCATAAAAGAAATTCCAGCTGGGGGGTCAGTTATTAACGTATCTATTGATTTACTTGGTATTTTCTTTAACCAATCAAGACATTCTCCTTGAATTACTTTGTTTTTTAGGTCTTTCATAATTTAACTAGCTAAAATTTTATCAATTTCTATTTAGATTTATTTATTGTATCGATCATATTTTTTAATGTCGCTGATAATGGCAGGACTTGGTAAGACTTGGCCAGGCGTGGCCTTGTCTATCTGTTGACGGATTGTCAACCACCTGCACAACGCCT